CCTAAAAACAACAGCAGACGTAATTTAAGAATGATGAGTCCGTCGACTAACAGAGGCGGCTATTGATTGAGTGCTTTTTTAATTTCAGTCTTCACAAGATCGAGTGCAATGCGCTCGATTGCTACATCAGGTTTATAACTTAGAACTGAATCGGGGATTGCGCCTACCTTATGCACATGCTCTGTAAAGTTAGCCATGTACAGATCAATGAGTCGGGCAACTTCTTTGCCGACAGGTGTGTCTGTTTCTTTTTTTAGCTCACGATAGATTTCATCTTCGCTGATGTTTGTAAATTCATCTTGGGCTTCAACTACAAGCATGTGTACTCCTATCGTTCATTCGCTGAGTCTGGTGGCATTGCTGTAAGGATAGCTTCGCGGATTTCGGGGACAACGGCTTTGTATGCTGCTTCGAGGTCAGCAACGTCGTGGTACTTCATCTCCCAACCTAACAGATAACTTTTAAGGTTGGTTGTGCAGAACATGTGATCGAGAGTGACATTGCCATATTGTTTGCCATGCTTACGCCAGGATTCAAGTTCATCTTCTGAATAGCTCAGAAAACTTGCGTCCCATAAACCTGCGCCTCGGCCTGCAGCTTTATGTTTCGCATAGTCCTGGTCGTTAGCTTGTTCACACTGCAACATTAAAACACCTTGTCGGCTGAATATGTTGTGCCAATCAGAATGGCCCAATGACATTTCGGTTAAAATATAGTCTAAATGTTTTATTGCCTGCTTACTTGAAAAGCCGTGAGTGCCATAAGCTTGAAGGACAAAGTAGTTTATATAGTGGTACACGACGGGTGTTTGAATGCGCTCACCAACGTCAGATGTTTTTGCGTCAATGCCTTCAACTTTCATGGCCGCAAGGATTTGGCTGCTGAGTGCGTCAACGATACGGTCAGCTAGATTACGCTGTGCTAGTTTATTGTTCTTTGCTTTCTTGAATAACGCTAGAACCATGCGGCATCTCCTTGTAAGCTGTATCAAGTGTAGCACAGTAGTATCATAAGTAAATGCGGCGATAGTAACTCGATCAGTGTTTAAGCGACGCGGCTGGCATATCATCTCGCGTGAGCTTACTTAGAGAATGAGAATCATTCTCAACTAACCATACCATGACCAAGATTTCTTTTTGAATTGCACACACTTTGCACACAAATCAGCGCAACCCCTTGGGTTTACTGGCGTGAGTAGCTGACTGGAGATCAAGTCGTCAGGAAAAAGTAAGTTCTTTTTCCCAGCGCGACCCCCCCGTACCCCCCAAGAGACGGGCGCCACTTTTAATAACGTATATATAGGGAAAGTATGGAGCCACTTCCACTGACACGCCTCCGTTATGCAGCATGGGCCTTCCCAGCGCCGCCACGAGGCACAGGGCTAACAATCATCGTCGATGGGTTCGACGACCCAGAAGATGCACAAGCCTTTCTGAGGACGCTCTTACCTGTTGACCAGACGGATGCTTTTACGGTGCGCCATTGAAAATACAAATCCCTTATAAACCACGCTCTGGGCAAGCTCAGTTGCACGCTGACCTTGCCAAGCACAGGTGGGCCGTTGTTGTCTGTCACAGACGCTGGGGCAAGACCGTGATGGCAATCAACCATCTGCTGCGCGATGCAATTATGTGCCAGCGCGAGAGGCCGCGCTTCCATTACATATCGCCCACCTACCGACAGGCAAAAATGATTAGTTGGGATTATGTAAAGGAATTTGCAGGCAAAATACCAGGCGTTAAGTTTAACGAAACAGAGCTTCGCTGTGATTTGCCCAACGGCGCAAGAATAACGCTCCTGGGCGGCGATGATCCCTCAAGACTGCGCGGCATCTATTCGGACGGTGTTGTCATGGATGAAGTCGCAGACATGCCTGAGACAGTTTTTCCAGAGGTCATACGGCCTGCACTGGCAGATCGGGGCGGCTACGCAATCTTTATTGGAACGCCGAGAGGCCATAATGCGTTTTTCGATCTTTGGCAGCTGGCCCAGTCTGAAGACGACTGGTATTCCGCAATGTTCAAGGCCAGCGAAACAAATATTTTAGCAGAAGAAGAACTGCTGGCAGCAAAGGGAGCGATGACCAATGAGCAATACGAGCAAGAATTCGAGTGTTCGTTCATCGCGGCCGTTCCTGGTGCGATATTCGGTCGAGAAATCCAGAAGATCGAGGAAAAGGGACAGGTTTGTCATGTACCCTATAATGCTGCATTGCGAGTGGATACACATTTCGACCTCGGAGTCTCGGACGCAACAAGCATCTGGTTCACGCAATCAGCAGGCAAAGGAGCCGTTCATGTTATTGATTTTTTTGAACACAGGGGTGAGGGCTTGCCTTTCTATGCCCGTATTCTTGATGAAAAAGGCTATCTCTATGGTACGCACCACGCGCCGCACGATATCGAGGTGCGTGAAATGGGGAGCGGAAAAAGCAGACGAGAAATTGCGTATGATCTGGGAATCAATTTCAGGGTAATTCCAAAACTTCCTATCGAAGACGGCCTTCATGCCGCCAATCTAATGATACCGCGCTGTTGGTTTGACCGCGAAAATTGCGCGAAAGGACTGGAGGCTTTGCGGTTCTATCACAGGAAATATGACGAGCGGAACAGAACATTCAGAACATCCGTAACCCACGACTGGTCAAGCCATGCCGCCGATGCGTTTCGCTACGCGGCACTAGCCCTGCGTGATGACAACAGAAGCGGCACGCCGCCACAAAATTTTGCACATAGTTCTTACAACCCACTAGAAAGTTATCAGGAAAGAGTCACGTTATGAGCGGTATATTTTCCTCTCCCAAAATACCAGCACCACCCCCGATTCCACCAGCACCACCAGCGCCCCCATTTCGGCCAGCTGAAGCTGTAAGCACTTCAGAATCGGAAGTTACAAAAGAAAAGTTGAAGCGCAGAAAAGGCATTTCCTCGACTATTTTGACAAGCCCCACTGGGCTAACAGTTGATGAAATGAATGTAACCAAACCTTCATTGCTTGGGGGTAAGGTCTAATGGGAACTGCTGGGGGCGGCCCAGGAGGCGCATTTGGTGGGCCATCACTACCAGACGGTGGGGTACACGGTGGTATGAGTCCAGCACAGGGCGGCGGTACACCAGCTGGTGTTGGCGCTCCCAATTATATTACGAGCGGTAAAAAACAAAAACAAACAGCGGTGAGCGCACCAGCAAAAGCAAAAACGGCAGCTTCGACAAAAAAATCTTCTGGAAGTGTAAACCCAAAACCTGTTGTCAGCGCCCAGGGCATTTTAAGTGATGATACAGGGAGCGTTTTAAAAACAGGGGGCCAGCAGATTCTAACGACGCCGTTTGGAATTGTTGGCGGCGGCAATGTCACTAAAAAAACTTTACTAGGGGGTTAATTAAAGTATGGCTGACAAAACGGCACATATGCTGATAAGGCGTCTTGACCGCCTACGAAACCAGCGCAAGACCTGGGAAAGCCACTGGCAAGAAATTGCCGACTATATGCGGCCCAGAAAAGCCGATATTACAAAGAAACAGCAAACGCCTGGAAACAAACGCACCGAGCTTATTTTTGATGGCACGGCGATTAATGCCGCCGAACTTTTATCGGCAAGCCTGCACGGTATGCTGACCAACATGAGTACGCCCTGGTTCAGCCTTAAATTTGATGAAGCGGAAATGAACGCTGACGATGAGGCGAAAGAATGGTTGGAGAGTACGGAAGATGTTCTCTACGCCGCCTTCCACCGCTCTAATTTTCAGGAACAGATTCACGAACTGTACGACGACCTGATCCTGTTCGGAACAGGCGTAATGATGATTGAGCCTGACAAAAACGAAACCTTCCGTTTCTCCACACGCCATATTGCCGAATGTTATCTCGCTGAAGACCAGAACGGGCGCGTTGATACAGTGTACCGCGAGTTTCGCATGTTTGCACGGGCAGCTGTCAAACAATTCGGCGCGGAGAATGTTGGCGATACGATTTTAAAGACAGAAGAACGTGATCCATACGAACAGGTGACCATTTTGCATGTTGTCTTGCCGCGAGATGAGCGCGATGCAGGCAAGATTAATAAGATCAATAAACCCTTTGCTTCTTTTTACCTCGAACCTGACCAAAAAATTATTCTGTCAGAAAGTGGTTACGACGAACTGCCTTACCTGATACCGAGATGGCTTAAAAGCAGCTACGAACTGGGCTTTGGAAGAAGCCCTGCAATGAACGCATTAGCCGATACCAAAGTATTATCGAAAATGAGTGAGGTTACGTTACGAGCAGCGCAAAAACAGGTAGATCCACCATTAATGGTTCCAGATGACGGCTTTATGCTACCCATCAGAACTGTGCCTGGGGGCTTGAACTTCTATCGCTCTGGAACACGCGACAGGCTGGAGCCGCTTAATATCGGCGCCAACAATCCTTTGGGCCTGCAAATGGAAGAACAGAGACGTCAGGCCATTCGTGCGGCGTTTTATGTTGACCAGCTGATTATGGCGCAGGGGCCGCAAATGACGGCGACCGAGGTGCTGCAGCGCACGGAAGAAAAAATGCGGCTGCTTGGCCCTGTGCTTGGCAGGCTGCAGGCAGAAATGCTGCAACCCCTGATTAACCGCTGCTGGAATATTATGCTTCGCGCCAAACAATTACCGCCAGCGCCCCCGATGCTGGATGCGGCCAATATAAACATCGAATATGTCTCACCCCTTGCCAAAGCCCAGAAACAGTCGGAAGTGCAGGGCGTTGTGCGAATGATCGAAATGCTGCAGCCACTCATGGGCATTGATCCAAGCGTAATTGACCATATCGATATCGATGGGTTGGCACGCCATACGATTAAAGTGCTGGGCATACCAGCCACGGTTGTTCGTGGCTCTATGGAAATTGAAGGACTGAGAGCAGAGCGCCAGGCACAACAACAGGAACAGGCCCAGATGCAGCAGGCAATGCAAGCGGCTGAAGCGGCTGGTAATGCTGCGCCAGCGTTAAAAGCGGTGGACGGCATGAGTGAGGAAACGGGCGATGCGCTGCAGGCGGTTGTAGGCGGCGTATGATGATTTCACCAGAAGATCTGAGGGCAACGTATAAAGCCCTGTTTAATACGGATGACGGGCAAATCGTTCTCGATGATTTGCAGAGGCGGTTTCACATACACAGCCTTGTTCATGCAGAGCGCTGCTGCGATTCAGCGTTTAACGACGGCCAAAGATCGGTCGTTTTAATGATCCAGAGTTTAATGAAGGATATTCAACCAACTGAAGGAGACTAAAAATGGCTGACGAACAGGTAGCGGAAGCTCCAGTGGAAACTGGGCAAGCCCCGTCTGAAGAAGTAGCAGTAACATGGAAAGATGATTTACCAGAAGATATTCGAGGCCATCAAAGCCTTGAGACGTTCAGCGATGTCGGTGCATTGGCTAAATCCTACGTTCATGCCCAGAGCATGATCGGTGCGGACAAAGTGCCAGTCCCTGGCAAATGGGCTGATGAAAACGACTGGAACGCAGTCTACGACCGATTGGGTCGACCGAAGGAAAGCGGCGGCTACGATCTTGATTTTTCTGATACACCTAACAATACAGAAATAAATGATGACTTCGTAACCTGGTTTAAGGATGCCGCGCATGGTGTTGGTTTAAATAACAAACAAGCGCAGGCACTGAGCCAAAGCTACGTTGAATTTGCCAATAACGCGATGGCGCCAGGCGTCGATATCGAAGCGGCAAAAGCACAGACCGTTGCTGATTTAAAGAAAGAATACGGCAATGCCTACGATGAAAGGTTAGGCTACGGAAATAACTTTTTGGAGGAGTTTGCGGAAGACGGTCTAAGCGATCTTGTCCTCGATGACGGTGTGCCGCTCCGCGATCACCCAGCGTTTGTCAAAACACTGATTAACGCGGCTAGCTGGATACACTCCAACGTGAGCGAAGACAAGGTGGTCGGCAACCGCGAAAGCAGTGCCATGACACCAGCGGAAGCGCAAACTGAAATAAACGAATTACAGCGGCCTGATTCGCCCTACTGGGATCGGTCGCACCCCCAGCACCAGGATTTTGTAACCAAGGTGCAGAGATTAATGCAGGAGATTTATCCAGACGAACAATCTGCTGCTTAATCGTCACTGTCAAAAGCCTGCTGAAAAGCGACAGCCAGTAAGCGATTGACGGAGATGAAAGCCGAGACAAGCATGTAGCCCTCGCAAAACAAAGAAAGCACGGGTCTGGCATAAAGCCAGGGAGCCGCTAATGTTCAAACAATGTCGAAAGGAGTGTGCGAATGAGTACACAAATTACGACTGCCTTTGTTCAGCAATTTAGCGCAAATGTGCAAATGCTGTCACAACAAAA